GGAAGATGGGTCTCTGAGCTGAACACCGAGGATTCTCGCGATTTTGTAAATGCGTAATAGATTGTGCCTCGGGTCGCCATATTCCAGCCCTCGGTCGTCGAGGGTGTTACCAGCGTCCGAGAGCCAGTCACTTAGCGATCTCTCTGACATAAGAATTAGACGCCCTTCCTCGCTTGTATCCTTCGTTGAAGGCTTTGGCTTTTGCGGATTCAATAGTTGCGTAAGCAAGCCAGAATCCGGTTGATAATGCCAAGAGGATGCTAACGATTTGCTCCGGTGTGAAGTCATTCGACATCCGCGCTCACCCCAAATCGGTCTAACCAATAGGCTGAGATTTCTTCTCTACTCAATCGCCCTCTTGTTGATTGGCGACCTAGCGATTCGATTGCGTACCTGCGAATGATTTGGCCTTTGACGTAATTCTTACCATCTGACCAGGCTCCCGAAGTAGAATCAAATCGAATTACTTTCGGATTATTTATCACTTATTCTCCCTTCCAAATCCTCTAAATGGATTTAGTGGGATAAATGTAATTACCTAAATGGATTTAGACAAGTAGGAGCTCGGCGAGTCGGATTGGTAAGAAGGCGCAAAGCTTATGAACCTTCTCAGCGTTGGCGAAATCGGTCTTATCGGGCAGGGCCTTCCAATGCCATTCAGGAGCCTCTAGAGCCCCTAAGTCGAACTGATAGACACCTTTAGGCGTCGCGTTGATATAAAGCGTCCTAGCACCCGTCCTAGCCCTTATATCGGCTAAGTAATCCCACTTCTTCTTCTCGATTATCAGAGTGTCGTAATGGGTGCGTCGGCACTTCATTTCAATATAGGAATCGCTAGTAATGCCGTCGGCTCGGTCGGTCGCCGATAATGGCGTCAAGTCCGGATAGATGGTCTTGAGTGCCTCGAATAGTTCGACCTCGCGAAGGTAAATTAGTCTTCGTCCTCGTGTTCGTCCCAAGGCTTGAACATTGGGTTGCCGTTATCCACTATCCATTCAGGATACGAGCTACGATCCATCGCAAAAGCCAGAGCGGTACCTTCATCCATACCAGCTCGACGACAAGCCATATAGACCTCATTACAAGCAATCGCCCAGAAATCTAAACGAGTCAATGGGACATCTTTCGTCGTTTTGCGACGTTTTGCCACCTTCTTGACTGGCTTCTTAGCGCGTTTTTTTGCCTGTGCCACTTCTGCTCACTTTCGCCGAGAGTGCCAATTCTAGCTGAGACTCCATTTTATCAAGGCGCGACACAATCGGAATGTTCTCAAGTTTGATTATGTAACGGAGTCCAGCAATTAGTAAGCCAATCGATCCGAGAACGGAGGCGATAGTCGCCGCGAGGTCGGAGGCGGCCATTACCGAACTTTGCCGTAACGCTCGTAAGAAGGATTCAGCCAGTTGATAATGCTAGGCAAGACTGATGCTAGAGCGGCATTGGCAATCGCATTTACATCGAGCCCGACTGCTAGGTAAGTCGCTAGGGCCGCCGCTACGAATGTCTTCGCCCAGCTTCCCGCCATTAGTTTCAGTTCTTTCATTTCTGTCTCCTTCTAGGTCGAACCATTTTCCATCATTGTCTCCCAGAGTTGTGAAGCTGATATGGAAATGCGACTTGTGAGGGTTTGGGCCTCTGTATTTTCTGCGCTTCCAATTGAGAGTCGAGCTCATAATCTTGCCGTCAAAAATAATATACTTGATTCGCTTGTCGCCTCGCTTGGCACACTTACGAATCTTTTCAACTAATGCGTACGCTTCTTCCTTGTGAGCCGATAGGTCGGCGTCAATATCTAGTGCGCGAACTATTCCATCGACCGGAATATGATCCGAATTACCTTTCGCCAGATGACGCGCATCAGCAATCCAGCCGTCAGAGCGGCGGTCGCGATCAGGATAATCGTCATCGATTTGCTCGCGTAATTGGATTCCAGCTTTACACAGTTTAGCCATTAGAACCCAAGAGCTTTTAGATCCTCAAGTGTAAGACCTAGTGCTTCAAGTTTAGCGATTGCTGAGGCTTTCGCATTTGCGGCATCTTCCGCTTCTTTACGCTTGGCTAATTCAGCAACAGCCCATTTTTCAATGGTTGCTTCATAAGCATCGCCAGTAACTTCGATTTGAACGCCATCGATATTTTCATAAATTTTTGGATGAGTTGCTTTGAATTCGGCAATTAGTTGGGCTTTTGTCATTATGAGTTCGCTATTCCGTAGAGTCTGATTGTTCCGGTAAATGTGCCTGTGCTTGGATACAAAGTGAAACCATCATAAGAATTGGTCAGAGAAGTGCCGCCAAAAATATCCGTTCTTTCTGGAGAACTTGAACCAACTACTCTATTGCTAAAAGTATGCCAGCTAGTTGCGCGAGAAAGCTGTGGATTGAAAATAGTTGATTGAAAAGTACAATCGAAAGAACTACCATTGAAAGTAAATTTTGAACTGGTATCCGAGCCAGCCCCACCCGTTGAACCGATTGTGCTCAAGCTATTATATAAAAGTGCGTAACTATAATTATTCCCCGTCAAATCCGTGCCACTAGCTCGCAATCTGAAAAGTGTGTCGTTCAAACCTGAAGAGCCGGTAAAAGTTCCCACCAACATATAATGAGCATAAGTCGAGGTAAAAACGTTATTCATTGACAAAGTTGAAGCTGCGGTAACTGTTGAAGAAGCGATAAAAGTCAAGCCAGAACCGGAGGAAGCAACTGCGGCCCATTTGATACCAAGAGTTTCACTTGAGTCGGCGGTAAGAACAAAGCCATTTGAACCGACTGGCAATCGCGCTGGAGTGTTGTCGGCGCTCGCGCCGATAATGTCTCCCTTAGCGTCGATGATTGAATTTTGAATGGCATTTGCGTCATCTTGTGTGACCCAAGTGAAATCCATATCTGTATTCGTTGCTTTTGATAGCACTTGTCCAGTTGTGCCACCTTTGAGATCAACCAAAGAAGTATCGATTGCGCTACCAAGTGTTCGGATAGCCGCCGCTCCGTCCTTGACTAGGTCGGTATCGTCCGGCGTCTCCCAGCCGAAATTCGTCGTATTTGCCATTAGTTCATTCTCCTTCTAGGCGACTATTGTAGCGTTGAGCCAGTTCAATGTGGGCGAAATCGTATTCCAAGTTTCAGCGATTGGAACGTCATTCCAAGCGAAAGTCTGAAGCGAGTAAGCCACCGGCGAGATATTCAGGGTGATGCTGAGTGTGTTGAGACCAGCTGTCCAAGTCCAACCCTCCACAAAACCTTGGAATTCCCCGTTCGGCATATTGGCCGGCAGATTGGCAATATTGAGGGGAAGGCCCATAAAGACGTTCAAAAGCGCGTCTCGATCAGCATCATCAATTTCTGGGCTGGCGACTGGGAAGGTAATTTGCTTCAGGGCAAATTCAGGATAAGCGCGAATAAGCAAATAGAACGCGGCTTGTTCCTCAGCATCAATCTGCTGTCTTAGTGTGGTACTTATTGTGGCGGCGAGTGATCCGTAGAGAGCTATTGAAGTTGGGTCACTATCGGTCACATTACTTGCCGAGTTATTGCCATAAGCGATGGTTATAGAATTTCGGACGTCACCGGCGCGTTTTGTAATGGACAAAGATGGGCCAATGGCGTGATTGCCATCCAAATCAATATACCCATTGGCGGCGAGATAGCTACCCCTGCGAGTCGAATCAGCGTAACCTATTCGGCCTTGGGCATCTTCGTATAAATAACCAAGCCCAGAAGTGGCATACGCGCTGGCTAAATTATAGACAGTATCGTTCAAATTAGTCTGAGAATGAAGTTCGTAATCACCCGGAACGTCAATTTGTCCTAGACCATTATTTTCAGCATTAGCCCAAGTTGTCGTCGGATTGTAATCGGCCCAAGTCACACCAGCAGGAACTTCGTCCCAACTATCAAATAAAACTCCACTAAGAAGTTCGTTTATGCGATCGCCATCAAATTGATGACCAAAATTTCCTGTATAGACAGTTCGAGCCAAGCGAGCCAATGCGCCTACACCGATGATTTGAATTACTTGGCTAGTAGCGATTGACCCTGAACTACGGACAGTTATGGATAAGTCGGTGACAAATCCACCAAATAAACTAACCCAATCACCATTTGAATCTTGAACTTCGATAGTCAGCGGATCATTGATTTGATAAGGGACATTGGATTCGCTAGTTTCTATCAGATTCAAATTACAATATCCGGCGACTGGTTGAGAGTAAATATCAGAGCGACCAGAAGTGATGGTCAGACCGCTAAGAGTTGCGTTTGTGACTGTGTAGCCATTGACTTTGACTCTGTAAGTTGGATTCCAAAAGGTCATAAAATTAGCTGACTACTTCCGCCACCAGAGCGACGCTCTGAGTTATTTAGGGCTTCTATGACTGCGCGGCTGAATCCTTGTTCATCGATGACACTTGGAGCTTGGACGACGATTGTCAGACCGCCTCCATCGTCGGGACGTAAATTGCCTCGACCGCCAAAAGCTCCTGTGCCTGTTTGAGTGTAACCAATAAAGTCGCGAATAAATTGAGTTCCATTACCAATATCGGGAACACTAAAAACTGGAGCCCCAGACGTAACTGAACCGGCCGTAGCTGTGCCTGATCCTGAGCCAGTTCCACCAGCCATTAGATTGCCGCCTCCACCGGCTTCTGGCTTTCCGGGAACGCTTCCGCCAAATGGCAACCCACCCGGAGCGACTGTATTTGAGCCGGGTAATCCATTTGCGTTGAAATTGACTGGGCTGATTGTCGGTGTGTCAGGGCCAGAAGTAAGAAGATTTTTGGCTCGAATAATTCCATTGATACCTTTGATGGCCGCATTTACGATTGGTTCCAACGCTTTGATTGCGGCCGACACCGCTCTAACAATTAGAGAAGCGACACTACCTAAACCTTTCAAACTATTGAACAAAGTAAAACTAAGAAATGGTACTAAATAATCTTTGGCAAAATTATATAATCCGTTCAGCGCGCTTTCGTTATCTTTGAAAGCATCAATAACTGGATCAATAGCGTCTTTTTTGAATTGTTGTAATTTTGGAATAGCTGTATCAGTAACAAATTTCAAAAACTTTTCTAGAATTGGAAGTAGAGCCGTACCCAGAGTTTCTTTTGCTTCATCGAAAGCGACTTGAACTCTAGCCATCTTGCCTTCAAAGGTTTCTGCTTGAGTTGCGGCCGCTCCGCCAAAAGTATCGCTAAGCGTTGAAATGGCTCCTTCAAGGCCAAGCGTTTTGATTTCTGTTGCCGATAGTCCAACGCCCAACCGAGTTAGGGCTCCGGTATTACCTTCATACGCTTTACCTAGCGCATTAGAGACGCTTTCGACGTCTTTGCCAGTAGCCGCTGAAATATCGAGGGCAAGAGTAAGTAAAGTTTGAGATTTCTCAAGGTCACCAGTTGCTATTGCTAAACGCTGGAAGGCTGGACGAAGTTTGTCATCAGCTACGCCAGTCGCTAATGAAGTTTTTAGAATTTGCTTTTCTACTGCCGCCACTTGAGCATCTGTGGCATCGGTGACATTCTTGAGAGCAACTTCTAAACGCTTTTGAGCGGCTTCGTCTTCAATGGCAGCTTGAACTCCATCGACCGCAAGTTTGACAGCATAAGCGGCGGCGGCAGCTGCGGCGGCGGCAAATGCGGCTTTGGCGGCCGCGCTGAATTTGTCCAGCTTGCCTCCGAAGCCTTCAACTTCCTTGGAACCTTTACCCAGTTCTTTTTTTAGATCATCAACGTCAGCAAGGATGGATAATTTGAGTGTTCTACTGCCAGCCATTATTTATCCCATTCCTTCAAAATCTTTGAAAACGCTTCTTCCCATTTTTTGACTAATTCAGGCTGAATTTTACGAAGTGCCGGATAGATGAAATAGCCAGAATTTCCTCGACCTTTGCGAGGGGTTCGTCTTGGGAATTGAGGATAACGATTAGATCCGAATTCGTAACCTGCCCAGAGGTCTTTAGTCGTTCCTCCACCAGAGAAACGCTGAGATGCGAATCCATAAGAGAACTCGCCAACCTTCGAGGACTTCGAAACCCTAACGCCGCTTGTAATGCGATTGACAGCGGCCTGTCCAAAAGTTCTGGTGATTCCGTAGGCTTTGACTTCTGCGGCGGCGAATTGAGCCAGCGCGAAACTCTCGCGTTTAGCCGCATCAACAGCTTCATCGTCCATCGCTTTGAAAGCGGTAATGATTGACCTAAGTTCGCGCTTGTCATAACCGATTGGCTCATTTGGCACCTTTGCGCTCCTTCAATATCTCTATTGCGGTCAATACTTGGTCGATGTCAGTCCATTCGCTCATCGGAATTCCGGTTGCTATCGCGATTTCAACGATAAGGCGATTTATGCTTCCGGACTCGTAACTTTTGGGCTTTCATCTCCAATCGTCATTTCATCAATTGATAATTCCCAAATCTCTTGAGACTTGGTTGGCTTTCCAGCCGCTTCGCGCTTGTAAGCAAAGTAAGCCAGATCAAGGAAGTCCGCTTGCTGATAGGCCGAAATATCCTTCATTGAATAAATCGACTTGCCGGTCTTGCGCTCCCACTTAGCCCATTCGGGTAAGCCAGCGACGTAAGTGACTTCCTCGCCGTTCGTATATGTAATTTTGATTGATAACTTCATAGCTCCCGATTCCTATTCTTAGCTGAAGGTTTCTGTTACTTCACCCTTTGAAACTTTGAAGGTGAATGAAACTGTCTGTGCGTCGATTCCTGATCCGCCAGCAGTTGGGAACTCTGGAAGGATTGGGAATGAGAATACTGCGCCTGTGGCGGCAGTTAGGCTTACTGTGATGGTTGTGTCTGGCGCGGATTCTGCCGCAGTCCATAGAGCCTCACATACCGAGTTTGCCTTACCCCAGTCGGCGAGCATATCGAGCTGGAAGGTTCCTTCGATATTGACTGTCTTGTAAGCCTCGCCGTCGAGTGTCTGGTAGGTCTCGCGAACGTTGGTCTTTGTCAAGACTGCGTTAGTCGCTTGGGCTTCAATATCTGTTCCACCTGTGAAAGATAGCGAAACGTCGCGACCAGTAATGACTACTGTTGCCACTTTTTCTCCTTAGTTAGTCTGTGTGTAATAGGTGGAAACGCGAATATCTGCGACCAATAAATTGACCGCACCCACTTGCGTAACCGAAGGCCGTTCGACTGGGCCGACTGTGTAGCCGTCCGGTATAACTGCCAAAACTGAGATGATGAGTTGCTCGAGATTATCGAGAGAAGCAGGATTAGAAAGATAGGCGACTCCGCAAGTGATGGTCATATTGATCTTGGCGTGAATGGTTGAGTCGTTGATTGTGTTCAGTTCTAGGTAAGGCGAATCTGGGACAAGAATAACCGCTGGCACTTGAACCGCTTCTGGAACGTATGAATAAACGTTCGCAGATACCGACCCGAGCGCGGTGGCCAGCGGTGTCCGGATAGAAGAAAGAATAGTGCTGGCTGGCATTATCCAACCATCGCTTCGACGTCGAGATAAGGGCCAAGAAGACCAGTTACTTTGGCGAGAAGATTCTTAGATAGGCGGTAAGGCGTTACTGCGAAATCGATTCCTTCGATTGATCCGCCGGAGGCTGTGCGAGCTTGAAAGATTTCGACAGAGATAGCCAATACAGCAGATTCGACGTTAGGGTTTGCGACATAGGTTGAGAGGCCAGAGAGAGCAGAGTTTCCTGCTGGGATAATGTTTTTTTCCAGTATGTCAGCATTTGTGATTGAGGCGGTAAATACATAGTCGGTAATTTCGTCGTCGGTTACTGTGTGAGTTCCGTTGAATGGCGAGCCGCATCCAGTAATGATGACGGATTGGCCTTGAGTAAATTCGTGAATAGTCGCAGTCTCAAAATATGCGACATTGTCTTCAAGTTTGACTTTGTTGATTTTGCTTTGGAAAGTGACGAGCATCGGAAGAATCAAGTTCTCCGAAGTGTCGATAATGTCGTTTAGGTAAGCATCTGAATAGAGGGATGACGAGACGCCAAGAATGGTGCGTAGCTCTGTGGCCGTAACTATTGTTGGCATCTCGCCTTCCTTTCGATCTAGGGGTCTAAGCCAGCTCGGGAGCGGACTGGCTCAGACTATTGAGTCTTACTAAGCGTTATCGTTTGAGGTGTAGCCACCAGGAAGCTTTGGAGCTACTGCCGCATAGCCGTAATACATTACGGAGATTTGGCCGCTTGCGATTACGTTGGTCTGAAGTGTTAGACGTGGGCTCTCGTAGAATGTGAGAGCGTCTGGGTTGATGACGTAAATTGATCCGTCGCCAGTTCCAGAGAGTGAGCGTGAAACGTAGAGGTCGAGACCTGCGACGTTGCCGCGAACTGAAAGCGGTGAAAGTGCGCCACCTGCGTTGGATGGGTTTGAAGCGATATAGATTGGGCGACCATTGTCGTTCAATCCCATAATTTCAGCCCATACATCTGGGGACACTACGACGTTGCGAGCAAAGCCAAGTGAGCCGGTATATACATTCTTTGCCGCGTTGGCAAAGAAAGCAAGGTAGTTTGCCGCTGTTGCGCCAGCCTTAGCGGTTGATGCTGTTGCGGTTGCGGATGCGCGAGTTACTGCGTAGGCGTCAGTTGCCTTTGCGTATGCGAACTCCATTTGACGAACGAGCTCAGCAAAGAACGCTGGAGAACTGCGGTCGATTAGCTCGACAGAAACTGTTTGTTGTCCAGCGAACTTCTTTACATCGACAGAGATATAAGCTGTTCCCATATCTGTCTCAGAAGGTGCGCCTTCTTCGTTTGTCAATGCCACAGTTGGCGCGGTGTTGATGCGAGGCAATTCGAAAGTCATTCCGGAAGCCGCTAGGGTTTCGCGTGAAAGAGCATCGATGAATCCGCGATCGCCATTGGATACGCCATTGATAAGAGTTGTGCTCTGTGGTGTTGGGATGAATCCGGCGTTGTCTGTTGTGTTATCAGCGGCGCGGAGGTAAGAACGTGCGTCATCGTCGCCAAGTGCGGCGCGAATGCTGTTCTCTAGGTACTTTGCCTTTGTGAATTCAAGGCGAGGGGCGGTGTAGAAAGCTGGGCGTGATGCCGCAACTGTCTCCACCTTAGCAGCTTCTACCGCTTCTTCGACGGCAGGAACTGGAGCGGTAGTGTCTGACACTTGGTCTCCTTCGGTTGGTTTGTCTGCGTCAGCGGTTGCCGGAGCAGAATCTTCTTTAGGTGCTTCATTCTCTGAAGCGGCGACTTCGCTAACGCGAGCCGAATCGATTGCTGGATCTGTAACTAGCGAAACTTCATCAAGGGTCGCTGATGTGATATTCATTGTCCCTTTGACATTTGTCCATTCATTGATTTGTGCGCCAACGCTAAAGCCATCGCGCAGACCTTCTGTGGCCTCAATCAACGCGTCTTCTCCGGCCATAGTGTTAGCGATTTTGAACGTTGCCACAATTCCGGTTGAAGTTACTTCGTGCGATAGCAATTTGCCAATTGGACGAGTGCGGTCGTGCTCAAGAAGCAACTTCACCGGCTTCATTTCGATTGAATTATTAGCGAACACAGTTGGGCCGACTGAAGTGTTGCCCTGTTCGTTCCAAGTCACAATAGTTCCGCTGATTGTGCGCTTTACAGTATCGGCCGCAGTTACGACCATAGGCATACTAATTTTCATTTGGGATTAGGTCTTCCTCTCGTTGAATCTGCTCAACGCTCATCGCGCCGATTCGGTTCAGGATTTCATAAACCTGAGCGCGTTCCAATGCGTTACCGCGAAGGAAATCGTCAAGTGCGAAGCGCGTCATTACCGGATTAGGTACGAAGTCCGGAAGTGAGAGCCTTTCCTCAATCGCCTTGAGAATTGGGCGCAGAGAGAAATCAACAAGTGATCGCCGTTCAGAGACAGCATTGGAGTAAGTCATAGAAGTCGTCTCTGCGCTCAAGAAGTAAGCTGGGATTCCGCAAGCGCGAGCCAACTCGAGCGCGACGTATTGTCTAGCCTCAGCAAGTTGTAGCGACTTAGGGTCAAAACCGAACTCTTTCAAATCAACGTCAGCATTGAGGAAAGCAGTTGAGCGAGTTTGACGAGCAGTCTTCCAAGCAGATAAAAGTGAAGAAACTCTTTCGGCAGTTAGATTTGTGCCATTAGATTTCAAAATCATTGAAGGGGCTGGCTCTTTTGCGTAATTGACAGCCGCGTTTTCTAGAAACACCGCCGCAGTAATTGTTTTACCAGCTCTGTGAAGTAATCCTTCATCTGGGCCATCAAAGCGAATGATTGAGCCGACTCCATTGATAGGAACCGGAGAACCATCAACTCGATAACCGGTGATTTCCGTATTGTTGGAATTAGTATCGACTGTGACGCGGTCTGGACTTACGCGAGTCCAAGCTCTAACGCGACCGCCGTCAGTTGATGAATACATATCAAGAACTTGGCCGTAACCAACGCCATAGAGCCAAATATCTTCGGCGAGCCAGTTATAGATAACGAATCCAGCGACGCGAGGGTCTGGCTGATTGATAACGCGGTGAGGATCGACATATTGACCGGTGATGCGGTTGAAAGTTGTGAGAGGTAGTGAGCCGATAGTTCCGCAGATGATATTTCTAGCGCGAGCGACGGAAGGAACGCTCATCGCTAAAGCTCTTGTCGTATTTGTAGCTCCGCCGAGGATATTGTAAATCTGATCCTGAATCTGAACCGGAGTTAGCGCGGCAGTTACATCAACTGTTTTCGCGGCTTTTACTTCTGGAAAGAAGAAATCTCTAAATGCGCCCATTTGACTAATATTGTAAGGCGAGTGTGTTACATAATGACAATATCGACGCCATCATTGGACTTAGTGGCGAAGTGAGTCGCCATCGCCGAAGCAATAGCTCCACAGATAACCGCGTTGCTAACTTTTCGACCCATTACCCATCCGCCGTCGCCGAATGGTAATTTGACAGCGGATAGGCATTGTTTGGTCAGCTCGTCCTGTCCCGAGTGGGCTAACCGCTGAGATGAAATAGCACCTAGAAGTTCATCACAGCTTTGAGCATAATCTAGACCATCGATGGGTTCAGTCCTAATTCCAGCAGGGGCCAATCTAGCCGCGACCGCTGACGCCGTTCGAGCTGAGTAAGCCACCAACTGAACTGGGTATTTTCTAAACCATTCGGCTAAGTCATTGGCTAAGGCTTTATCGTCCAAGTTCTGAGGATTGTGCCAAGTCTGAAGAAGGATGACTTGGAATTGGTCACCTTCAAGTTTCTGGCTGGCAACTAGGGCGGCTTGTTTTCTGTCCGGACTTAGATCGATAGCCAACCAAGTGTCGGCCTCAGGGTTGAGTCGGAGTCCCTCAACTTTACAAGCGTCCCATTGGGAAGCGTTGATAACGGGATTTATTGTATCAACCCACTGGGTAAGTACCTCTGTGCGCACAATGTCTTCGGGATCATTTAGTACCGCCCGAATATTATCTGGGTGAATTGTGTGGCCAAGTGACGGATTAGCTTGTGAGACGCCTAGCCAGAAGTCCGGCGAATTGTCGAACTTTATTCCTTGAGGGGCTGAATATTCGAACCACCCAATATCGTCAGGGGCTCCGTGAATTGCCGCTAAAGCTCGTTCCCTCAATCGATTCAAGACTATCGAATGTTGATCGCCAGCTGAAGTGTAAATAAACGTTTGAGGATTTGGGCTGGCCATTTGGGTATAACGCAAGGCAGACCAAACGTCATCATCTTTGAAGTCTCTTACTTCGTCCATATGAACACAGTTTGGGGCCGCGATTCCTCGACCGGCTGAGTTATTGGCTCGGACGATATAACGTCGGCCTTCTGTGAATTGAAGCTCCTGAAATCCCTTACTTTCCAACTTCTTCGTAAATTCAGCGGCCAATCTTGGACTTTGTTCAATAATGCCGTAAATCTTATAAAACAATTCTGCCGAAGTCGTCAGCTTGTGGGCAGTATGAACCTGTAATTTCTCTTTCAGAACGTAGATTCGAAACAAGATATTGAGGGCCATAAAGGTCGATTTACCATTCTGTCGGCCCACTAATAAGCAAACAATTGGATGAGCCCATCGGCCGTCCGGTTTGTATTTCAACGAGTGATGAGCCAGCCATTGTTGCCAAGGAAGCAATTCGAAGCCGATTTCCTCGCAAAATCGGATCATTGCCTCGCCGTGAGAGGGGTAATCGGTCAATTTTGTGTGAATTCGAGGGTTTGGCACACCTCGGTAAGCCGATTCGTCCCTGACTCGGGCTATCTCAGTAGATTCAGTCATATTTTGTCCGGTCAAGCCAGATAATGCTGAGTCGAGCCATTTTCAGGGAAAATCTTCCCAATGGGGGTCGTGGTCTCT